CTGGTCCAGCCATTATTTAGCTTTCTTCTTAGCCATCATAAATTTTCTAAGACCTGGATTTAACTTAGACATACCGCCACCCATTTTTTTAACACGGCCACCTTTCATCATCTTAGCTTTGCCAAGATCTTTAGCACCTTTGCCATCAGCAGCAAAGAAAGGAACTTTTTTTCCATTCTTTGAAACCATTTTAAGTTTACCATTTGTGCCAGCTTTCATCATAGTTCTTTTTTTCATCATGCCACCACCCATCATTTTATTTCTTGTTTCGTAATCTTTTCTCATTTTTTTCCTCCGTTTTTAAAGATTTGTGTTCCCTTTATACCATAAATTGACGCCACGACAAGGATCCAGAGATTTGTGAACCATGACGGGAGCTGCTGGAACTGCTCAAAGAACTCTTTTATCTTTGCAGACGCACCCGGATCCTCCGAAAAGACTCCCCAAGCAATCACTAATATCGGCAGCGTTAACACGACCAATACGAACTCGTCTTTCCAGTCCGATTGTCGGGCCTCCAACAATTTTCCCTGGTACTCGCTCTCTCCTCGGGCCATCTTATCTGCATGCATCAGTTGTGCATCAGCCATTTTCATTTTTGTTTCTTGTTTTTTCTTGTAAATATGCGTTGCCGCGTTTAATCCAAGTTTAAGTGCTGAAAACCACATGTTATTGTTCTCCTCCTCTAATTATTGACACTTGATCTGGTATTTTATCTGTTGATGGTATAGTTTTACTTAAAATTGTTTTTTGAATTGACGTGTCAGCTCTTAATTTAGACAATTTTTCGTTCTGTTCTAGTTTTTCATCTTGATTTTGATCATTCATCATCGCTTTCATACGATCTAAGTCTAATCTTTCCTTACCTTCACGCTCTTTTCGTTCATTTTCTCTAGCTTGTAGGTCTATTTCTCTTGATCGTAAAGCTGCAATAGGGTCATTATCAAATCTAGATGTAATTTTGTTTTCTTCTTTTGCAAAATCACTCATCATCTCTGATATTAGAACTGCTTTTCTAGCTTCAATCTTCTCTGACAGCATTCTAACTTGTTGTTGTAGCTGTGGATTTTGCTGTGCCATCTGTTGCATCTGTGCAAGTTGTGGTAATTCTTGTTGAAACTCCATTTCAATCTGTTCTTGTGCCATCAAACTAATATGCTCTAGTATATTTTTCTGTATCGCAGCACCAATTACAGGTGAATTTTTTACCATGTTCGTTTCCATAAAATTTAAATGCGCTGTGATGTGTGCTTGATGGTCTTGACCAGGAAAAGCTTGAAAAGGCACACCACCCAAAGCATCAATGTGTTCTAGTGCTGGATCTTTTGGCATAGGTGGCTGTGGTTTTTTTAAAATTAAATCTATATCTTTTACACCTAACGCTTCGTACATGTTTCTGTAAACTTCATACTAATTGTGAATAGCAGGATTAGAAGCTGCCAGTTGCATTTCCGTTTGAGCGAGTGATATCCGCTGCGTCTGTGAAAAGATATTTGGATCCGCAACTGGCAATATATCTATTCGGTCATCAAAATCAGTTTGCTTGATTTGTCTTTGACCGCCAACAACATCATATGGATAAACTGGAGGTAAGTAAAGTTTAAAAACTCTAGCCATTAAACTAAACTCGCGTCTCATAGAAGCATACAATCTTTTATGAATCGCTGACATTGTTCTAGATCCTCTTTCTAACATGGCAACTGTTGTACCAACTGCTGCCTGCTGATTGCCTTCGCCAACTTGTAAGTCAGCAATAGATGCAAATCTCTGTCCTGCACCCACAACAACACCCATTAATTGTAATAGTGTTTGTGATGGTTCTTTAAACGGTAATGGCATAAACGCATCTCGTAGATTACCACCTGGTGCATCTACATCTCTAAACTCACCCGGTTGTAATGGTTGAGCTTCGTCTCGTAATTTTATACCACGCATTTTAAATCCTGATGGCTGATTCGAAAAGGTTCCGGCGTCAAGGAGCGATCTTAAAGCTGCAGTTGCAGTTCTTGATAGACCACCAATCATGTGTATCAAACCAAAACCATAAAATCCTAAACCAGGTAAAAATTTAAAATGTACAAAATATTGTATCTTACTTCTAGTTGCATCACCTACTTCGTAGTTTCTTCTAATTGATAATACTTCACGAGATGCTTCTTCAACTGTCACGATGTAAGGCAGCTTGATCCCTGTCGCTTGTCCCTGGGTATCTGTATCTTCAAACCCTTCGATATCTAAATTAACATGACACTCCAAGAGAGTGAACATGGGCTGGTTTCTGCCTTTGGCCATTCCATCTAGTTCACGCTCTTTTCTTTGTGCATCTGTTTCGTTGTCTTGTCCTGGAGTTAATTCAACGTCTCTGTAGAATCCAGCGACTTGCTGCTTTCTAAGTTCGTTCTCAGACATCTTGACAACGTGTATAATTGTTTCCGCATCATCTAATGAGGTAGCTGTATACGGAACAACTAAATCGTCCGCAGGAACAAATTTAGAAACTGTTCGCTGCATCATTTCATCGTAGTAAACTTTTTTAAATGTAGAACCTGTCAGTGGTAAATAAAATAACATTTGATCAAACTCAGATTCGTACTCTTTCATTTCTGACATGATTTGATAATTCATAAATTCTTTAACACGTAAAGATTGTTGTTCTTTATCTGGTGTTGGTGTTCCAATAATTTGTGTTCTAACTGGACCTTGTGATGGTAATAATTCTTTGTAAGCTAACGCTTGAAACTGTGTAACTGCTTCTGCTAAAACTGGATGCGTTGCACCTGATGCACCTTTGAACGGTTCTGATTTTTCTTCGTACTTAAATCCTAAAAGTTCTAAACCATTTGTGTAAGAACTTTCCCAATCTTTTCTTCCTGATTTGTAATCAACATAGTTATCATACAACTCATTACCGATTGGTGATAAAACTTCGTCTGGTAATAATTCTGCAAGATTTGCAAAATGGTCTTGTCCTTGTTCTTGGCTTCCGACATTAGGATCAAAGTCTATATCAACGCTACCGTCTTCGTTTGGTTTTATATTAATAGGTGTGTCCGGTTCTTGTTGCTCTTTTTCTACTTCTACTGCAATTTCGTCGGGACTAGGTATCTCTATTGTCTGCTTTACGTTTGGTAAAGACTTGTCTATTTCTGCCATTTATTTTCTCCAGTTTCACTGTCTTAACAGTATTATATTCAATATTCAAGCCTTGTGGTGTAGGACCTGATTTAGGAGGTGCTCCTGTTGATAGTTTCTTGTATTTGCTAGGGTGTTTAAATGTAAATGTCATAAGTTTAACAACTCCACTATGCCTCCGTCTGCTTTTTTATTTCTTTGTTTAGACTGTTCAACAAAGTTCTTAAATAGCTCATTTTCAGATAACTCTACTTTATTACCATCACCAAAACTTACATCATAAATATTAAATAAATTTGGTGTTACAATCCTGTCACCTGCCACATTTCCATCTACTCTTAACACAAGATCTTTTTCACTTTCGTGACCTCTCATGACTATATCTGTTGGACTTGCTTTCATTTCAATTAAAACAAAATCTTCGTCTTTTTTAGAACGTCTATCCCCTGCACTTAAATATCTAAAACTTAATGCTTCTTTTGGACTTAAAGAAAAACTAAAAGCCTCTCTCGATAAAGGTGTTTCTTGACCCATCATATCTACAATTATATCTTTATAAACTTCGTTGCCTTCTTCATCTTCTTGTAATCTTTTTATGTTAGGAAACTCTCCTTCCGTTAACATTTTTATTGCGTCTTCCTTTTCCATTAATCTATAAGCTTTAAATTCATTACCTAAAGTTTCTCTAACAGCATTTGCTAAAGCATCTTTATAATCTTCCATATATTCTTCATGTTGATCTAACATAGTATTTTCTAAAATTACTGGAATACCCGCATCTCCTAAATCATTAAGGCCCCCAGTGTAATTTTCTTCTAGTTGTCTCATTCTATTTAATTGATCAGTATCTAAAACCCCATCAAAAATACTATCATCGTATAACTTGTCGATAGCTTTTTCTCCTTTTTCTTGACCTACAGATCTTTCAACTAAATCTTTTAAATCTTTAGGTGAGCCTTTGCTATATGTTATAATTGGAATATTTATTTGTTCAGGAACCTCTGATCCACCGGTTGTTAATGGTACATCTGGTTTTTCTCCTTCTCCAAAACCAGGTAGTCTTGGTAAAAGGTCATCTTCAGGTAAAGGAAACTCTTCTGTTAAATCTATTTTAGGTGGTTCTGTTTCTCCTGGTTTTAAGTTTTTTTCTATATCTTGTCTTACCTTTTCCATTTCATCTGCATCAGGTGCAATGACTCCTGGTACTCTAATACCCATAGCAAATGCTAGTCCTTTAAACTGAGGCGTGTTTATTATCTCTGGATTTTCTTGTATTTTTTTTGTGATTGCATTTGATATCTCCATAGCAGTCAAACCTGCTGTAACAACTCCAAGTGCTTTTCCTAAAGCAACTGCGCCCATGTATGGTATGGCTGCTAATCCTTGAATCATAATAAACCAACTATCCCACCATCGGCTTTACTCTGCTCTTCTCTTAATTCTGCTAAAGCTAGAAGTATTGCAGACAATTCAGACATACTACCACTTAATTCAAACACACGTTCTTCAATTCTTTTTTTAACCTCTGGGCTTTTGTTTTTTGTGTATGAATCTAGTAATGCCGACATATGTTACCAATAGTATTTATATTTTCTTCTAGGTAGTTCTTCATCCTGATAATCTTCTGGATGAGTTATCAAACCACCCTGCCTAAATCTCATGATTGCTTGTGTTGTGCTATCAACTAAGTCATCATGATCTCCATATGGAAACGCTGCACATTCTTCAACAACCTCTTGTGCAAACTGTTTATCCAAAGGAGCCCATATCATACCAGATTCAAACAGTGGTGCAACAGAATTAACACGCGTATGCTTATCTTTACCTTTTGACGGTGTAAAGTTTACAACAGGTATACCCATGTTTCTAAGTTCGTATGTCAAAGGCAAACCTGATGCTTTGGCCTCAACTAAAACAGTCTCAGGTTCCCAGTAATCATATTGCTCTTTTGCAAGTCTACGCAGTTCTGGAAACTCTAACCTTTCTTTTATAGCATCAAGTAAAATTAATTGTGGTGGACTATCTTCGTTTTCTCTAAAGATTCCCCATGTCGTTATCGCACTAAAGTCTGCAGTTTCTTTTTTCATGAACGCGGTATCGTAAGATTGTATGACATGATCTAAAGTTGGAATATGATCCTTGTCCCAATCCTTCCACCACTCTCTTTTTAAGATTGCACCTTCTTCACTAGTTGGATTTTGCATCCACTGTGCATTCCATTTGCCGAGTGATAATGATGCCTTCACTGATTCCAGTTCGTCGATCTTCCAATACTCCGGCCATACTGGCTTACCACTCGGCATTATTGCCGGAAACTCTACCACGTCCCATTGATCCGATTTGGGTTCTGATTGGTTCTTTACTAGAATTCCTGTCAGGTCTTTTACGTTCCATCTTGTCATGACGCAAACTATTTTTCCACCTGGTTGTAAACGCTGTCGTGGTCCTGATGTGTACCACTCGTATGCCTTTTCTAATGCACCCATGTTAAGTGCATCTTGCTCACTGTGTGGGTCGTCGATTATTAAAAGATCCGCACCTCGACCTGTGATCGCTCCCCCGACACCTGCCGCAAAATACTCGCCACCCTGAGCAGTTTCCCAGCGACCAGCGGCTTGTGAGTCTTCTCTTAGTCTTGTCTTAAATACATTCTGATATTCTGGGCTATCAATTAATGTTTTGGCTTTACGACCAAAACGCACTGCAAGTTCTCCTGTGTGTGTTGTCTGTATGATTTTTAGTTTTGGATTTTTACCAATCATCCATGCTGGTAGCAGTGTTGATGCAAACTCAGACTTCGTATGCCTTGGTGGCATATTTACTATCAGCCTTTTTATTTCACCAGATGCTAGTTTATTAAACTTATCTGCAATAATCTTGTGGTGCTCACCCTCAATAAAATCAGGCCACATATGCTTTGTGAAAGATAGGAAATCCTTTTGTGCCGCTTCTTTTTGATCTTCCTCTTTGTACTTTACCAGGATTTTCTTGAACCTGTCTCTAACGTCAGGTGGTAATCTATTAATTTTTTCTAGGTCTATTTGCATTTCGAAAAATTTTTTGAAAAATTTTTTTTGATGTTACTTTCAGTCTTATAATGATTTTCAGGGATTTGACTATACAAATCTTAGCATTTGTACGCGTATATGTAAGTTTCTTTGTAAAATGTCGGATCGATAAATAAAAAACTTTAGAAAATGTAAATGGCTCTGGTACCTCTATTCTAGCGTCAAGCCTCTAGCGTCTTTATATCTTTATGTCCTATAAAATCCTATAAATAATTAAACCGCCTCAAGTATCTTGATACATGGATCTAGACTTTTTGCTATAGGCTCAAGCCTCAAGCCGCTTGTGACCAGATCCCTTATTTGTGATCCCTCGTAAAGTATTGGATCAGGCTTCAAGGTACGTGTGACCATGATAAAAGAGTTCAAAGGGTGCTTGACGTGGAAGGCTATCTGGTGCGGTGAAAATCTGATTTTATAACCCTTAATAACTTTAAACTCGATAGTAAAAAAATGCCCTTTTTTATTGTAGCACAAAGC